GGAGCCTGCCCGCGAAAGCGGGCAGGGTTAAACGTGAAAACATATATGAAGACAGACCCAAACAGTGCGGAGCCTAGTTACGAGTTGCGCGAGATGACTAATACTGAGCATATACAGGCTGCGGCTGACTTGCTAGAGTTAGCGGCTGGGCACTTGGCGCAGGTGGAAAACGACAATGTTTGCGTGGAGTGGGCGCTAGACAAGGTGAATGAGGCTAGCGAATTGCTGGCGAACAGGCTTTACGGGGGATAACTGACGGAACCTGCCCGCGCAAGCGGGCAGGATAACTGGCACGAAACTTGCAGACTGACACCCTATAGGCGGGGTGGGTTTTGAAGTGACATGCCAAGCGAAGCGCAGGCATAAAGGCGGGAGCGAGCGGAGCGATTGGTTGCGACAAGATGTCACACCGCAGCCACGCGCAGTCTTTCCGCGCGTGCGTGCGAGTGGAGCGAGCTGGTGCGCGACCGCGCACTGTTGACCCTTGACCTTGGGGTTGCCCTTGACCTTTGTAGTGCCCACCGTGAACACCGGGGGTAGCTCAACCCCAACCTCAACCCCAACCTTTCCCTCAACCCCCACGTGTCTTTTAGACCAAGATTTCACTTTGATTGTCTTTTAGACCAAGATTACCCAACCCTCTATGACAATTAGTTCCCCCACTTTACACCCACGCCCTAAGAGTGTACCATACGCCTATGAGCGATTATGAAGATACCCTCCACGAATTAGCCAATGAAGGCGGCCCTCTGTACGCCCCCTCTGGCCGAATAAAGAAGAGCCGTTCCGTCACTCGCGCAGATGTGATAAGCGCGTTCCACCACTCATTCGAAATGATCGGGGGAGTCCCCCGCCTCGCGGTGTGGGCCGACCAGAACCCCGGGGACTTCTTTAAACTCTACGGAAGACTGCTCCCCGCCTCCTCCACAAACGAACTGGATGGTCCGCAGGAACTTCTAGTGCGTATGGCCTTCAATCCACAACCTCTCCTAACCCCCCCTACCTCCGTGACGGCGAGCGTCATCGTAGACGGTGAAGTCCTATGTCCCAACGAATAATCGAGCATCAGTACGCCCCGCGTACAATCTTCTATGCCTTCCACAACCGCTCCCAAAGGTGGGCCATCCTCGTTGTCCACCGGCGGGGTGGGAAGACAGTAGCGACGATTAATGACACCATCGCACGGATACTCACTTTCACCCCTCCCGTGGTCAATGGTGTGCCCGCCCGGGAGCCGGGCCGGTTCGCGTATGTCGCCCCGTTCCTAAATCAGGCCCGCCAGATCGCCTGGGACTACTGTAAGAGGTACAGCAGTTCCATGACCAAGAAGATATCCGAAGGCGAACTGTCCCTCACCTACTTCAACGATTGCAAACTCACCCTCTATGGCGCGGATAACCCTGATGCCTTCCGGGGCCAGTACTTCGATGGCGTGGTCATGGACGAGTATGGTATGATGAAGCCCTCCACGTGGAGCGAGGTCATACTGCCAACGCTCGTTGACCGCCGGGGGTGGGCGACGTTCATTGGCACCCCTAACGGGCCGAATCACTTCCGGCAGCTCGTACGTTCCGCCCTCCTCGACGGAGGAGGGCGCTGGTTTTATGAGAATCACCCCGTGAGCGAGACCCATCTCATCGCCGAGGAAGAGCTCTCCGAGATGAAGAAACTCATGCTGCCGGAAGAGTACGCCCAGGAAATGGAGTGCTCATTCGAAGCCAGCGCCCGTGGTGCGTTCTACTCCGTGGAGATCATGGCGGCCGAAAGCGCCGGGCGGATCGGCAACCTGTTGGTCAACCCCGGCTTTCCCATTCACTTCATATACGACCTTGGCTTTCGCGACGATACTGCTACCATCTGTTTCCAAGAAGCCCTTGATGGATACCCTATTATTCACGCAGAGGCAGATTCTCTCCGGCCCATCGCGCATTACATCAAGCGCATCGACGAAATCTGCCTTCAGTATGACTGCCCCCGTGGGGAAGTATGGCTTCCCCACGACGCTAAGGCCAAGACGTTACAAACTGGCCGCTCCATCGTAGAGCAGTTCCTCGCCGCTGGTATACGCCCCCGCCTCGTCCCCATGTTGGACGTGATTGATGGTATTGCCGCTGCCCGCCTCTTGTTCAAGGAGATTTACTTCCGTGAGATCTCTACAAGAGATCTCGTCGAGGCACTGAAGACCTACCGGCGGGCGTGGAATGAAGATACACAGTCGTTTTCCAACCAGCCGATTCATGACTGGAGTTGCTTTGTTCCGGGAACAATGATCGCTACGCCTAACGGTCTGCAAGCCGTTGAGAGCTTGCAGGTAGGAGATTTAGTGAGCACTCCCTTGGGTCCGCGTTCGATCACTGCCACATACACGGGCCGCACTCGCGAGCTAATGACAATCGTACTGAAGTGTGGTGCTACACTTCAATGTACTCCTAATCACAAACTGTTCACACAAAGAGGGCTTGTATTAGCAGGTGCCTTGCGGTATAATGACCACTTATTCACAGGTAGTGAAAAGGAGTGGACATGGATTTCGTGGATTTTGAAGGGCGTAGGTATTACGGGGCTGAGGGAAGGTATTTTGGCACTCGGGCCACTAGAAAAGAACGTCGTGAAGGGCAAAGTGACCGAATGCTCCATAGGGATATTTGGGAAACGCGTAATGGCCCTATTCCAGAAGGTTACGAAATCCATCACAAAGACGGAAATAAGGGTAATAACGATCTCGCTAATTTGGAACTCCTTACCGTTCACGAACATAAAAGCCTGCACGCTGTCGCACGAAACAATCTTGCGGAGTGGCGGGCTACTCCCGAAGGAAGAGCAAAGCTGGCAGAGGTCGGTCCAAGAATTAAAGAACTCTGGCGTACAGATCGCGAAAAGATGCTGCGTGGTACTGTCGCAGGAATTGCACTTGCCCAGGAAGCTGCAACTGAGTGGCATAAAAGTCCCGCTGGAAGAGAGTGGCATCATCAACAAGCGATTACACGCAAACCTGCAAGAATTGAAATTAAAAGTTGCGAAGTTTGCGGTGCGGAGTATCCTTCAAAGAATAGCAGAAGCAAATTCTGCCACCAGAATTGTAAAGCTACGGCACGCCGCAGAAGAAACAGTAATCCATGATCTGACTGTAGATCAGGATAACTGCTACATTGCGAATGGTGTGCTGTCATCCAATTCCCATTACGCGGATGTGTTCCGTTACTTCGCAATTATAGCACAGAAAGAACGTCTTACCGCAGCCTCGGACTCGCCATTGCCGCTTACGGCAAACGACCGATTGGTTGCAACCGAACAGGGGAAATACCCCTTCACGATGAATGAACTTTGGGAGATGGATCATGGCAGAACTCGTACCGGGATCAGTTGAGCAGGCCGAAACAAGCCAAACACCTAACGAACACTGGATCAAAGAGGTTGACGCAGCGGCGAAAGAGTTGCGGAAATTTTGGGAACGGGGCCGCCGTGTAGTCAAGCGGTATATGGATGACAGCGAACCTGCCAGCCAAGGGTTCCAACAGGTCATGAATGTTGATAAATACAACGTATTCTGGGCCAATGTCGGCGTGTTGAAGTCCGCCCTCTACGCTAATCCGCCCAAGCCCGTCGTGAAGCGGGAGTTTGACGATTACCAAGACCAAATCGGGCGGGTTGCCAGCCAAATCATGGAGCGGCTGCTCAGCCAGCCGTTCGAACACATCGAGGCCGAGGCCAATGATGTCTTCACGCAGGTGGTAGAAGACCGCCTCATCCCCGGCCTCGGGCAAGTGTGGCTCCGCTACGAACCTGAAATCGAGGATTTGGAGCTGGAACCCGCCGTCACGGATAAGAAGAAGCGGGTTATCAAGCCCGCCGTTACCTCTTCACAAATCGTTAACGAAGAAGTGGAGATGGACTATGTCTATTGGGAAGATTTTCTCTGGTCGCCCTCTCGTACATGGAAAGAAGTCCGTTGGGTCGCGCGTCGTGTGTATATGGATCGCAAGGAGTTCACCAAGCGATTCGGCGCAGCGAAGGCTGGTCTCGTTTCGTGGACAAGCCGCCCCTCCAAAGAGAAGAGCGACCGCGTTACGCCTGAAAATCTGGCGGTCAAGAAGACCGAAGTATTTGAGATATGGGATAAGCCAACGCGCACCGTCGTCTTTCTGAGCCGGAGCTGCTCGTATCTTCTGGAAACCACCGGCGACCCGCTGGAAATCCACGGTTTCTTCCCCTGCCCGCCCCCGCTGCGGGCGACAACGACCACCAGTTCAACGGTGCCGAAGGCCGACTACCTGATGGTGCAGAGCCAGTACCGGCGGCTGGACAATTTGACCCTTCGCATCGGTATGTTGGAAGACGCGATTCAAGCAAGCGGCGTCTACGACAAGTCAAACAAGGAGCTGAGCCAGCTTCTCAGCGGCAACATGAACAAAATGATCCCGGTGGACAATTGGGCGATGTTCGCCGAGAAAGGAGGTATCAAGGGAGTCGTAGATTGGTTCCCGCTGGACATGATCGTCGGTGCGCTGGACAAATTGCGCGAATTGAAGGGCGATGCCAAGACGGAACTCTACGAACTGACTGGAATTTCCGACATAATGCGCGGCACGAGCGCTCCGCGTGAAACGGCGACCGCGCAAGGGCTGAAAGCTCAGTACTCCAGCGTCCGCCTTCAGTTCGTGCAGGGTGAAGTGGCTAAATTCGTGCAAGCAACCCTTCGCATCAAGGCTGATATCATCTGCAAACACTTTCAGCCGGAAAATATCATCAAAAACAGCATGATCGACCTTACGCCGGACGCAGAGATGGCCCCGGCAGCAGTCGCGCTCCTGAAAGACACCTGGGAACGCCATTATCGCGTGGTTATCTACGCCGATACGCTTTCTATTCCGGATTATAACGCCGAGCGGCAAGGGCGCACGGAATTCATCACCGCGATGGGCCAGTATATCAGCCAAGTCATCCCGCTGGTGCAGATGGAGCCGGGGGCAACGCCGTTCCTCATGCAAATCCTCCAGTGGGGTGTCGCCAGCTTCCGCAGCGCGCAATCCATTGAGGGCGTGTTCAATAAAGCCCTCACGGAGATGACCAAAGCCCTGATGCAGCCGAAACCTCCGGCCCCGCCTGATCCCAAGCTGATAGCGGCTAACGCCAAGATTCAAGGGGATGCGGCGAAGGCCCAGCAGACTGCCGCGCACGACCAGCAGAAGTTCCAGCAAGCTATGGTGCTGGAGCAGCAGAAAGCGACGAATTCCCAGCAGATTGAGGTGATTCAAGCGCAGGCCGACATCGCTGCTGATCAAGGGAAGCAGCAGGCCGCCACCACCAAGATGATCGCTGACGCGGTCGCTGCCGCGCTGACCCATCAGGCGGATTTGGTGAAAGCCGACGAGAAACATCGGCAAGCGATGGTGCATACGCAGGAGAAACACGCCGTCGCACTTCGCAACACACCGAAGAAGGAGAAAGTCAAATGAGCGGACGCAGACGCTATATCGCTGTGGGGAACAAGTGGGTGGAGGTCTCCAACGATTACACTCCTGAACCGCCGGATCGGCAAAACCTGTTGTGGAATGACCGGCAGTACCAGGATATGAACGACCCTCGTTTCAACAGCCGTGAGTCGCATCGTGAATATATGCGGCGCAATGGCTTGACCACCGCCGACGACTTCACTAACGAGTGGGCTACGGCAGCCAAGAAGCGGGCCGAGTTTTTTCAAGGAATCGACCCTAACCGGGGTCGTGACATAGCAAGAGCAGCAGAACGAGTCCAGCAGGGCTACCGCCCTCGCAGACTTCCCGAAGACGTTTAACAAGGAACCATCATGGAAGAAATCGAAGGCCAAGAAACGCAAGCCGAACCCAGTTTGCGGGATTCCCTCATTGCCGCTACCGAAGCGGTTGAAACCCCGCCCGCAGACGAGACCCCACCGTCTCCTGCGGATGAAACCCCGCCTGCGGAACCTAGGTCGGAGACCAAGGGCGCAGCGCAAGAAGAAAAACAGGGCCTCCAACGGGATGGCAAGGGTAAATTCCAGAAGAAAGAGGGCGAACAGCCGCCGCCTGTGGAAGACGCTACCCAGCTTCCCAAAGGGCGTGCCCCGAGTTCGTGGCGTCCGGCTCTGCGGGAGAAGTGGACAGCTCTGCCCACAGAAGTCCAGCAGGAAGTCCTTAAGCGCGAAAAGGAAATCAGCCAAGGCTTCAACGAAATCGGCGAGGTCAAGAAGTTCCGCGACACCTTCATGCAGACCATCAATCCCTACAGCCACATCTTCCAGGCTGAGGGCGGCCAGCCGCTGAAGACCATCAACGATCTGCTGCAAACGGCGAATACTTTGTACTCCGGTGCGCCCATGCAGAAGGCTCAAACGGTCGCAAGCATGATCAAGAATTTCGGCATCGATATTCAGATGCTGGACAACCTACTGTCGGGACAGGCCCCGGCGCAGGGTGGGCAGCAGGGCGGCCAAAGTGCGATGGGCGGCCCAGACGTGTCCAGACTTGTTCAACAGGCGGTTCAACAGGCACTTGCCCCCATGCTACAGGGGCAGCAGGCTCAGGCACAACAACAAGAGCAGGACGCACAATCTGCCATCGAAGAGTTCGCCCAAGATCCTGCCAACGAGTTCTTCGACGATGTCAAGGACGCGATGGCAGACATCTTCGAGGGTGCTGCAAAGCGTGGACAAAAAATGGACTTGTCAACGGCTTACCAACGTGCTATATTGACGCACAGTGATATCGCGGACATTGTAGCACAGCGAAGATTCACGGAGAAGTCCTCGGCGGCAACAGCAGTCGCTCAGGCAGCGCGAAGGAAAGCGGTCAGCATCACAGGTGCCCCCGCAAGAGTAAGCGCAGCTCCGACGGATACCATTCGCGGCGCTCTAGAAAACGCGATCGAGACATTAGGCGCATAGACGGGATTCCCCCCTCGCTACGTGGAAGTGAACTTAAACTTTCATTTAACCATTTAGC